TTTACATTGCCGCTGGTGATGTTGCCGGTGGCACTAATTAGTCCGCCAGTGAACACATCTTGACCAATTCCCACGCCACCTGTCACAATCAATGCGCCAGTTGTAGGGCTAGTGCTGTTGACGGTTCCACCAAATGTAATTGTTCCACTACTGGTAAATGTATAAACTCTATATCCGCCTGCTACAGTATATGTTGGCGAGCCAGTGGTTCCTGCTGCTGCCGAATATGTATCTGCATAACGAATAATAACAATACCCGAACCGCCTGCTCCAGTTGTAGATCCTACGTCACTAGAACCACCACCACCACCAGTGTTAACAGTACCTGATCCAGCAGTTCCGCCACTTACTCCATTGCCGCCGCCACCTACGCCACCTGCGGTAGTGGGATTATTTCTTGTCCAGCCTCCGCCGCCACCGGCATAGTAAGTTGATGAGCCTGAAATACTTGATGCTGTTCCTGCTCCGCCTTGGCCTGGAAATGTGCCATGATTGCCTGCATATCCTGCTGCACCAGCGCCACCACCACCACCGCCAAAGTTGCTTGCTGTGGTATCACCAGCACCACCATTGTTGCCTTGACTTGGGATAGTACTTGGTGTATTACCCGAACCCGGAGCATAAGCACCACTGTATTGGGCACCGCCACCACTACCGCCCGAATTACCAGTGGTAAAGTTAGGTGCACCGCTACCACCACCAGTGGAAGTAATTGTAGAAAATGTTGAATCACTGCCATTATTTGGAGTATAAGTTGTTGCTGCTGCGCCGCCTGCGCCAACAGTGACAGTGTATGTTGTTGCAGCTATTGCTAATCCTGCTGCTGTTCTGTAACCGCCGGCACCACCGCCGCCGCCATATGCATAACCGCCGGCACCACCGCCGGCAACTACCAAATATTCAACTGTGGGTGTCAAAGCTACATCAGCTGACCCACTGATAAGCACAGTTGTTACGATGTTGGCTGCATTGCCATTGAGGTTGCCAGCTTGAACATTGCCTGATATGACAGCAGTGGTACCATTGAAAGTGGTAGCAGTGACATTAGCACCACCATTGACATTTCCGGCAATGATATTGCCTGCGGCGCTGATGATACCAACTGTTCGAACATTGCCAACTGTGATGTTTCCAGTGGCTGATATCAGGCCTGCGGTTGTGATGTTGCCGCCAGAGATATTTGCTGTGACTCTTAAATTGGATACAACGTTGCCACTCAGGCTCAGGCCAGCAGCATTTATGTTGCCACCAGTGATGTTGCCCACTGCCACTATTGTGGTACCAGCAGCAATACCCAAACTCACATTGAGTGCTGATGTGACGTTGCCGCTTAGGCTGATTGATCCGGCTGATATTGCACTGGTGGCAATTATATTGCTGCCCAAAATATTGCCTGTGCCTGATACGTTACCAGATCCATACGCAACATTACCACCAGAGATATTGCCTGTGACACTGACAAATTGGTTGCTGACCAGCAATTGCACCACATTGCTGGTGTTTTTGTAGAATAAATTACCATCGTTATAGTTGATGGCCAGCTCGCCCGCAGACAAATTACCCGCTGTGGGGATGGAATTTGCCGTACCTGAGCGTTTTATTAGTACTGTGTTGGTCATTACCTACTACTTATGATTAGTAGGTACCACCATCAATAGTTGCGTTTACAGTCAATACAGACACGCCAGCCACGTAAGATCCGGTTGTGGCGTTGACATTGGCACCATTGACATTGCCTGTGGCCGACAAAGTCACAGTGTTGACATTGCCACCGGTGATATTGCCAGTTGCAGATATTGTGGTACCGGCAGTGATACTTGAACTGGCATTGACTGCGGATACAATATTACCAGTTAGGCTCAAGTTTGTGGTGTTAACATTGGCACCAGTTATGTTGCCCACAGCACTGATTGTGGTACCAGCAGTGATGCTTGATGTCACGTTTAGTGCAGAAGTTATGTTGCCACTCAAGCTCAGCGAAACTGCGGAAATAGCAGCAGCTGAAATTATGTTGCCACCGTTGACATTGCCAGTTGCACTGACCACACCGCCTGTGAATACATTGGCACCAGTGATGTTGCCACCAGCACTGATCAGTCCAGGTGTGTTGACATTACCACCGGCAATTGAGCCAGTGACGTTCAGTGCAGTGATAACATTACCGGTTAAACTTATTTCTCCAGTGTTGATGTTGCCACTTGTGACATTGCCTGTCACACTCACACTGGTACCAGTTGCAGCACCAATATTGGGTGTGGTCAGTTGAGCGCTGGCTTTGACAACAATATTGCCACTGACATCAAATGCAGTTGTTACACCATCAACTTTGGCATTGAATTGTGAACCAATCAACACCAAACCAGCTGAAGTGTTGGCTGTGTATGAACCACTACCAGAGAACTGTGTGAATGTGATATTGGTAGTACCAACCACTACTGGAGCATTGGTAGTACATACCCATCCAGAATCCGCGTTGGTTGAACCTGCTTCGACGAATGTGAACGCGCCGGGTATTTCTGCCGACTGGTTAAAGTCTGAAGAACGAGTCAGCACAAACGGTGTGCTGATGGTTCCCACATCAGTTACTACATAGATACCATTGTATGGTGCATTGGCACCTGTTTCATTCTTGACTAAAACACGTTCGCCATTCACTGGTGTTGATCCATCAATGCTCAATATGCCATTGCTGTTGGCAGTGATTGTGGCACCAACTCCTGCTGTGCCATTGTTGTAGGTATAGGCATTTAGTGTTGTGGCAGTGGCGTAGACCACCGATGCCTTGATGTCAAGACCTTGTGCTACTGAATCCACATAAGATTTGGTAGCAGCGTCTTGATCTTGAACAGGATTTGTCAATCCATTGATGTATGTGCCAACTACAATATTGCCAGTTGCACTTAGATTCAAATCACCAGTTGATTTGATAGTGGTACCAGTACCAACTATGGTGTTGGTGTTGACATTACCGCCAGTGACATTGCCAGTTACACTGACTGTGGTACCTGACAACAATGTGGCATTGACATTGGCACCACCATTAACGTTGCCAGCAGTGATGTTGCCTGTGGCGCTGACAAATCCTGGAGTTGAAACATTGGCGCCTGCTATGGCACCAGTCACATTCAATGAACTGATGACATTGCCGCTTAGACTCAGTCCGCTGCCGTTTAAATTGGTGCCAGCAATGTTGCCTGTTGATACTATGCTGGCAGTGGATATAACACCAAGTGTAGTAATGTTGCCACCATTGACGTTGCCACTGGCACTGACTGAAGCTGCTGATATGGCTGCGGTAGTGATTAAATTGCCGCCAGTGACGTTGCCCAGGGCGCTGACAGATCCTGCACTGACCACAGCGCCTGTGATGATATTGCCACCACTAATATTACCTGTTGCAGATATTGTGGTACCTGCAGTGATACTTGATGTGGCATTGACTGCTGATACGATATTGCCAGTTAGGCTTAGTCCAACAGCATTTAAATTGCCGCCGGTGATGTTGCCCACCGCCGATATTGAACTGCCGGCTTCGATTGTTGAGCTGGCTCTGAGTGCCGATACCACATTGCCACTTAGACTCAATCCTGTGGCATTTACGTTGCCACCTGTGATGTTGCCCACTGCACTGATTGTGGTGCCAGCAGTGATGCTTGAGGTAGCGTTGAGTGCTGATGTAATATTGCCACTCAGGCTCATTGAAGCAGCAGATACAGCACCAGTTGTGACCACATTGCCAGATTTTACATTGCCAGTGGCACTTACGGTTGTGGCTTGTACATAGCCAAATCCAGCATCTCCACCAATTTCTGTGCCGCCAGCACCAATTTTTAATACTTGATTGGGATTATCCCAGATTAAATTAGTGCTGTCTGTCAGTTGATTGCTGGCGCCAATGTATGGAACACGAGTTGGAGTCAACGATCCGGATATTAAGTTGCCGCCTGTGACGTTGCCACTGGCACTTACCACCCCAGTTACATATTCACCAGTGGTGGCCCAAACAACCACGTTGCTGGTGCCAGCAATAGTAAGGTTGGCATTGCCGCTTGGTGCAGTGGTTAAGTTGGTAGTACCATTTGTCAATGCTGTAGCTGATGTGGCCAGCACACCAGTCAGTTGACTACCATTACCAAAATAGTAACTGGCTGATATGTTGCCAGTGCCTGATATGTTGCCTACGCCAAACAGTACATTGCCGGCAGTGACATTGCCAGTTGTAGTAATATTGCCACCAGTGATAGTAGCTGTTGCACTTACATTGCCAGCTGTGGCAATATTACCACCAGTGATAGTACTGCTAACACTGACTGTGGTACCTGTATGGGTAGTAGCATTAACATTGGCACCACCATTGATGTTACCACCTGTAATATTACCTGTGACACTGACTGTGGTACCAGTTAGACTTGTTACTGCTATTTTTGTGGCGCTTAGGTTGCCAGCATCAAGGTTACCTGTGATATTTGCGTTGGCTGCATACAAGTATGCAGCAGTGGTAATGTCGCCAGTTGCTGAAATTAATCCGCCGGTGAGTATGTTACCACCGCTAATGTTGGCAGTAACTGCCAAAGATCCCAATGTACCAACTGCGGTAATATTGGTCTGTGACGCTGTGGTCAATGTGCCCACAATACTGGTACCGCTTAGGTTGCCACCTGTGATGTTGCCAGTTACACTTACTGTGGTACCTGTGTGGGTGACAGCATAAACGTTGGCACCACCATTGATATTGCCAGCTGTGAGATTGCCAGTTACACTAGCATTGCCACTGGTTGTTATGTTGCCACTGGTGATATTACCAGTAGCACTGATTGCTCCGCCTGCTAGTACATTACCAGCTGTGTTGAAATTAGCAGCAGATATATCACCTGAACCCACACTAACTGTAGTTGCGTTAGCAGTGATAGATTGAGCACCCAATATAATTGAACTGCCAGATAGGTATAAATCTTTCCAGCGTTGGGTTGCGCTACCCAAATTGTACGTTACATTACTGACTGGTAGCAAGTTGCCAAGTACATTGCCACTAACACTCAAATCCACAGTGTTTATCGTGGCGCTGCTGTTGACGTTGCCGGTTGCACTGACCATTCCGCCAGTGTTGACATTGCCAGCAATGACGTTAGCTGTTGCTGTGATTATACCACTGGTGTTTATGTTGCCGCCAACAACATTGGCGCTGACACTGAGTGTGGTGCCAGTCAAGCTGGTTGCTGTGACTTTGGTTACACTTAAATTGCCACCAGAAATGTTGCCACCTGCTGAAATCAATCCCGGAGTGGTGATATTGCCACCAGCAATATCACCAGTTACATTCAATGTACTAGTAACATTTCCAGTTAAACTCAAACTTGTGGCATTTAGATTGCCACTGGTCACATTACCATTGGCGCTGATATCACCAATAACACTCAATCCACCGCTGGAGAACACAGCTATATTTGCTGCACCACCTATGCCAATTGTGACATTGCCATTTGCCACCGGAATGGTTACATTACTGGTACCATTATTGATGTTGGCTACACTGGTGATCACTCCACTTAAGAAAGCACCGTTACCCAGTATATAACCGCCCGAAATATTGGCAGTGGTGGTAATGTTGGCAGCTGATATCAACGAACTTACAACGTTGCCACTCAAACTCAACCCTGTGGCATTTAGATTGCCACCATTGACATTGCCACTGACACTTAAAACTGTACCAGTCAAGCTGGTGGCATTGACGTTGGCACCGCCCAGTATGTTGCCAGCTGTGACGTTGCCAGTGACACTGACTGTGGTACCGGTGTGTGTGGTGGCATAAACATTAGCGCCACCATTGACATTGCCAGCTGTGACGTTGCCACTGACGCTTAAAACTGTACCAGTCAAGCTGGTGGCATTGACATTTGCGCCACCATTGACATTGCCAGCTGTGACATTGCCGGTTACGCTGACGAATTTGTTGCTGACCAGCAGCTGAACAATACTGGTGCCATCTTTGTAAAATAAATTGCCATCCGTGTAGTTGATGGCCAATTCGCCCAGGGCTAGATCCCCTGCGGTAGGTACAGCGTTGGCTACGCCTGAGCGTTTGATTAAAATTGTGTTTGACATGTCAATGACTTCCTATTCAGTCTTATTTAGTGTCAAACAGATATTTAATAACTGCCGCCCGTAACTACCTGATCATTGTTGACAATTTTGATCCACGGAGTCCAAGTTCCGTTCCAGTTTGCACGGTTCCATTGTATTTTTACGTCGCCGCTTTCGATAGTTCCTGGGAAAAATATCTGCTCAATTGACGTATCTGTGCTGTTTTTTACTTCCAACAGCCCAGTAAAAACCTGGCTGTCCAGCGGTGCGCCGGTTGTGCCTGACCAGCTCACACGGTTTACTGTGTAAACTCCCATCTGAATCAGGGTATTCCAGTCGTTTTGATCAGTTCCGCGATCAGTCATTGTGCTGGTCAAAGCAGAGCCGTTGCCCACAAATTTACCACCAGTTGACACATTTCCTGTGATGCTGGCAGCTCCGCTCACAGTCAAGTTGCCTGTGACATTGCCGCTTGCACTGGACACAACACCAGTCAGCGCAGACCCATTACCTACAAAATAATTGCCTGTGATGTTGCCTGTGGCTGAGATATTTCCATTGACTAGTTCACCACTGGTGGAAAACACAGCCACATTGCTGGTTCCTGCCACGCCAATGGTGACATTGCCTCCAGAACTCACAACTTGCACATTGGATGTGCCGTTGCTGATGAATGTGGTATCTACACCGTATTCCCCTACATATCTGTAGCCCACAATGTAAATGCTTTTGCCAGTGACGCCAGTGGCAATTTGACTGGGAATATTTGCGCCGTTGAAGTTCAGTAGTCCAGCTTGATAGTCAAAAAACCAAGTGTCATCGTTGCCCGAACCAGCAGCAAACAATTTTGTACCCACTGTTTGTGGATTGGTCACTCCAGATGCTGCCACATACACCTGTACCAAATAATTGTCCCCAAACTGTGTTGGAACCCAGTTGGCCAGGCCAGTTAGCCAAGTTTGATTGTCAGGTGCAGTTAAATCTTCTGTACATTCCACTGTGGGACTGTAACCAGCACCGCCGCCATCTTTGTACACCTGTACAATACTGGTAGTACTGGCCGGAGGAGTGGCAGGTACACTTCCACTTTGAGTCCAAATCAAATCTCCACGATAAAGTAATGGACTAGCAATGCTTTCGTTGAAAGCTTCTTTGCTTGCGGAATCTGCAGTTTTGGCCACACCATAACCTATTTTCTTCCACAAATAATCTAATTTTTGTGCATCTGACATATTAAGTCGCCGTTCCTATTGATAAAGCAGTGATTGTTTGCCCACTAGCCAAGGCAATTCTTACCAAAATGTTGTTTCCGAAACTGTTTGCAGCATTTTGTGATCCCAGTGTCATTGTGTATGCCACACTGGCGATTGATGTATTTAGTGGTACAACATCGGCTCCTGTTAAAGCACAGCCATTGCTGCCGTTGCCTCCATTGGCGCTGGCTCCCGGAACTCCTGATCCACTGTACTGGGTAAATCCTTCCAGCCATCCATTGATGGTGCTGGTTGGACCTGGAAAGCCCGGAGTGGGCGAAGAAAATCCCCCTGTGTCAATGGTGGTATTTGGTGCAGCAATCCACAGTCCTGCAATGCCTGTGGTCGAAGTCAACCTAATGTCAAAGTTGGCCAAACTGGGTCTAGCAAACGCAAAAGTAAAATACTGTGTACTAGTTCGATTTCCGCCCACAGCCAGATTAGGGCCAACTGGCAAATACCCAGTTGACAAGTTCACTGTGTAGTTGGTAAGGGTTCCATATCTGACCACAGCTTCCGGAGTGTTGGCAATTGTTTGAGCACCAGACCATGCATTTGATGTGTAGTAATTTATGCTGTTGGCAAACACCGGTGCATTGCCAGCTGAACTCATTACCACACGAACTGCTGCTTGAGTGTTGCCAGTGGTAGATGCTGTGATAGATTGTTCGTTCACTCCAGAATTTGCACCTGCATACATTTGTATTTTGGTTGGCAGTTGTACAGTGGCGCTGGTACCAACCACATTGAGTATGTTGGCCTGCAGGGTGCTTACGCTGTTGTTGGTGCCGCCAAGATTGGCAGTCAAGTTGCCCAACGTGTAATTTGATCCAATGCCAATGTTGGCTTTGACATTGCTGCCAGTCAACATGCTGTTGGCAGTGTTGTCGATACCGGCCAATGACTTGGTTTGACTGGCTGCAACCACGCTGCCCGATCCTTCGTACACAGTTCCGCTGTCCAGTACAAAAGGATTTGTGCTGGTAAATGTTTGTCCAGAAAGATTTGCCACTTGCAAGTTGGCAATGGTGATGGTTGGCCCGCCAGTGTTGTAATAAGGAATACCAGAAATATATCTAACAGTTCCAGCTGTGGCTTCTGTCATGACCACACTGCTGTTGGATAAAGTAGGAACAGAATTCAAATTGTCTTTGACAAATCCCACGTAATTTGTGTTGCCTGACACAGTGTGTGACAGTTTGTAATTGTTGTATCCTGTGCTCAAATTGGCCAGAGCACAGCTGATGTTGGCGCTGAACACTTTGTAGAAGTAACTGGGCACCGCAGCATTGGCCACATGCAGGTCTTGATCTGCTGCCACAACCAATGCACCAGTAGTGCCTACTGTGTTGCTGGATGTGGTAAATGTGACATTGCCGGTGGCAGCATTGTTTACATAAGCAGTTAGCGTGCCAGTGGTTGCGGTGTTGGCCAACAATACATTGGCTGAAGTCATAACTGGTGTGGTAGTTGCAAAACGTGTTACAGAGGTGCCGTTGGCTGGAATATTTCCACCAGATGCATCTGTTGCACCTGCTGCCAACAACGGTGCGTTGGTAAATTGACTTGCATTGGCAATTGTCAAATTGGCAAATCCGCTGAGATTTGTGGGTGCTGTGGGATTGGCTGCAATAAAAATATAACCTGTTGTGCTAAATGTATTGCTTTGTGCAGTACTGGTAATACCGTTGGGTGTGCCATTGGCTGTGAGTGATACTGTTTTTGCACCAGTTGTGGTATAAGTGTGTACAACATTTCCCACATTGGATACACCATTGCTGAATGTGCTATCGCCCCAGGCCCAGTTGGCAATGTTGCTGTTTTCGCTGGTGTTTTGGAATGTAAAAGTTGACCGATTGGCACCATTGTAATCGGTATACAAATAACCTACTCTAGCATTTCCTATGTTGGCAGTGGCATCGGTAGTGACATTGGCTGTGGTTCCCACAAAGTTGGCTCGGGTCTGTGGCTCAATTGTGATGGTGATATTGCCAGACTTGGCAGGACTGGTGCTGAATCCTGTGTACAAATACAAGTTGGCTGTGTACTGTTCATATTTGTTGCCCGATTGATTGGCCGCGCTCAATGCAAAAGCGTGTGTGACATTGGCTGCACCAGGATTGCCAGCAACACCAGCTGCAATATTCACATTGCTCACAGTACCGTCGCCCCAGTTAAAGTTGTACAGTTGTTGTGCTCCAAAACTTGCTGTGTTGCCTGGGGTACCAGTGGAATCATTTCTAAAACTTATTGTGCCCACACCATTGATCACATTGGCCACATTGGCAGTGACAAACACATTGCTGGCCTGTGAAGAATACACTTTGACATTGGTGTTTGCTGATGTGACACTCACAGGACTGGCACCTGCATTGGCGCTGTTGCCAGTCAAGTTGACACCATACAATGCATCTGTGTTGGCTGTGGCATTGGTAAATGTGTGTGTGGCTGTGGTCCAGTTGTTGGCTGGAATCACCACAGTACCGTCGCCCCAATTTATAGAATACGTTTCAGCATATTGACTGGAGTTGGTAATTTGAACACCATTGGGTGTGTCCAAACTGGTTCTGTTGGCAGTGAATGACGGAATAGGAGTTGGTGTGTACAATGTTATTGTGGCAGTTGCTGTGCTGGTTGATCCTTTGGCTCCGGCAGCAGCATTGCCAGCATTGGTACCATTGGTATTGTATGCTGTGTAAGTCACAGTGTAAGTTCCGCCCAATGTGTTGCTGAATGTGTGTGTGGCATTGGCTGTGGCTACATTTGCAGTTCCATCACCAAATTGCCATAGGTAACTGTTGGGATTTCCAATATAGCGACCAGTTAGCGACACACTCAGTGGGCTGGGTCCAGAATACACGTTGGAAGTGATGTAAGTATTGCCCACAAAAGTGTTTCCAGCAATGTTCAACGAAACTTGATTTAGATCGTCTAGACCATCTGTCACATAGGTATTGGCAGTCCAACCTTGATAGGCCACAGTATTTCCAGACAAGCTGCCATCTGTTGGAGTACCCAGTGTTATGGTGTTGCCTGTACCGCCGCTGGTGGAGATACCTGTTAATAATGAACCATTACCAATAAAGTAATTGCCTGCTACATTGCCAGTAACGCTCAAACTGGTACCAGTTGCAGCACCAATATTTGGCGTGACAAAAGTTGCACCAGTCTTGACCGTGATATTGCCCGAACCGTCAAACGCTGTGGTAGTGTTGTCTACTTTGGCATTGAATTGTGAGCCAATTAAACTCAAACCTGCTGCGGTGTTGGCTGTGTATGATCCTGCTGACGAAAATTGTGTGAACGTAATATTAGTCGTACCAACCACAACTGGAGCATTGGTAGTACATACCCATCCAGAATCAACATTGGTTGAGCCTTCTTCAACAAAGGTAAATGCTCCTGGAATTTCAGCTGATTGATTAAAATCTGTTGCTCTAGTCAGCACATACGGCGCACCGGCGCTGTTGGTTGTGACAGTGTAGATGCCATTATATGGTTGATTGGCTCCGGTTTCATTCTTGATCAAAACCCTATTGCCCACAGCAGGAGCAGTTCCATCAACGGTCAACAATCCTGCTGACGTTCCGGTTATGGTTGCACCAACTCCGGCTGTGCCATTGTTGTAAGTGTATGCAGGCAGTGTTGCAGCAGTGGCCAAAGAGACCGATGCTTTTGGATCCAATCCTTGGGCAACCGAGTCCACATAGTATTTGGTAGCAGCATCCTGATCTTGAACAGGATCTGCCAGATTGGTAATATTTTTACTGTTGACAGTTACGTTGCCTGACGGTGCTAGATTCAATGCCCCAGTGCTGGTGATTGTTATAGCAGTTCCAACAATGTTGTTGGTATTGATATTGCCACCAGTTATATTGCCCGCTGCGGATATCAACCCACTGGTTAACAAGTTACCACCAGTAACATTACCTGTGGCTGTTATATAAGGTCCGGACAATCCTCCATCGTTGCCAAACGTCCATTGGTACGAGCCGCCGCCTGGTTTTATACTAATTTGATAAGCACCAGTAATTGCTAAATCTAGCGGATTTGTTTGAATAATATTGGCATTGGCAAATGCCAATGTACCACCAGTGATGCTTATGTTACCGCCTGTGATATTGCCCACCGCCGAGATAACAGTTCCGGCAGTGATACTATTAACAGCAGATAAATTGTTAGCTGAAAAATTACCTGAGCTGACACTTATTCCTGAAGCATCTGAACTGATTGTTTGCGATCCTAAATAGATGCTGTTTCCGCTTAGATATAAATCTTTAAAAGCGTGAGTAGAATCACCTATGTTGTATGTGACGTTGGCACTTGGTATTAGATTGCCGGTGATGTTGCCGGTGATAGCAAAATCTTTGGTGCTGGTCAATCCGGCGGTTGTTAAATTACCGCCTGTGATGTTGCCTGTGGCGCTGATCAATCCAGGTGTTATGATATTGCCACTAGCAATATTGGCAGTGACATTGAGATTGGATACAACATTTGAACTTAGACTCAGTCCAGCTGCGTTTAAATTTCCTGCTGTTACATTGCCTGTAGTTGATATTGGGTTGTTGCCAAATGCAGCCAAATTAGCAGCAACATTGGCATTACTATAGCTTGAAACAATACCAGTTAACTGACTTCCATTGCCTATAAAATAACTGCCAGTGATATTACCAGTTGTTGATACAGGGTTGTTGCCAAGAGCTGCTAAGTTGGCAACAACATTGGCATTGCCATAACTTGATGTGATACCAGTCAGTTGTGAGCCATTACCAATAAAGTAGTTGCCAGTGATATTACCAGTTGTTGATACAGGGTTGTTACCAAATGCTGCTAGATTGGCTGCAACATTAGCGTTGCCATAACTGCTGACAATCCCAGTTAGCAGTGAGCCGTTACCAACAAAATAATTGCCAGTGACATTGCCTGTAGTTGATATCGGGTTATTACCAAATGCAGCCAAATTAGCAGCAACATTCGCATTACCGTAACTTGAAGCGATACCAGTTAGTTGTGAACCATTGCCAATAAAGTAGTTGCCGGTGATATTGCCCGTGGTTGATACTGGATTGGTGCCAAGTGCAGCCAAGTTAGCTACAACATTAGCATTGCCGTAACTTGAAGCGATACCAGTCAGTTGTGATCCGTTACCAATGAAGTAATTTCCTTTGACATTACCTGTTGCGCTGATTATACCTGTTACATATTCACCAGTGCTGTCAAATGTTGTAACAGTTGCACCTGCTATACCAATGGTAATATTTCCATTATTTGCTACTGTGACATTGCTTGTACCATTGAAAATATTTGATGTGCCGCCAGCAGCTATGCCTGTGAGTAATGCACCATTACCAATGAAATAAGTACCAGTGACATTACCTGTTGCAGAAATACTGGTATTGAATGCAGTATTAGCAACATCAAACGTGACTACATTTCCAGTTCCTGAAATTCCAATTGTAACAACACCATTAGCTGATACAGTTACATTGCTGTCACCGTTGACAATTGCTGTTCCGCCGCTGACCACAATGCCAGTAAGCAAAGACCCGTTGCCCACAAAATAAGTGGCATACGCTGTGTCAAATCGTGTTCTTGGAGAACCAAGATCATGTACTCCGTCTAAGCTGGGAACAATCGAGCTATTGGCTTGTATATTGCCTACGCCATTGCCTTTGAGCACAAGATTGTTGTTGGGCCCTAAAACGGTGATAACATTGCCCGTTATCGAAACATTGGTACCCACTGGGCCGGCAGTGTATATCTCAGTAAAGTTTTCATTTACTGCTACGAACGCACTGCGTAATGATTCACCGGTGCCGTCGTTTGCTGCGTTACCGGTGTTGATGATCTGTTGTGTCATGTGATTTATTGGGCTGTTGTATATTTACCAATGCCCAAGCATCAAAATTACAACTGTAGTTTTAGAGTCTACCTACTACTACTTGGATAACCCCAGACTCGCCTGAGAAATCTTCCAATGATTTGCCTAGTACTGTGCCAATTGCAGGTGTGGCACAGGCTGTTGCTTGCCCATTTCCAGCACTGACCATCATGGCACCTTTCCAAATTGTGCCAGTAACTCGAGTGGGCACTCTTCCAGTTAATGCCACAGCCAGCACATGTTCTCCTGGTTGTGTAGCGTTCATCAAGTGTGCTGGATTGGTAGAGACCACTCCAGCTATCTTGTCACTGTTGCTGGACATACTGATGGTAACTTCATATTCACCACCAAAATCCATCACAGTACCTGGCTCATGTTCAGCATCACTGGTGTACATCTCAGCCAAGTCAGCGTATTGTGCTGTGGTTGCCTTGGCAAATACTGTGTTGAATGTTGCACCGCTTG